CTTCTTTGTTGTCTTCTATTTTACCTGCTTTGTTTTCGTTGTCAATTCCGCGTGTTGTTTTGCGTGCATTTTTTTGCGTCTTTCGGTGTGTTGTTTTTTTGTGGTGTGTTATACTGTAGTTGTCCGCTTCGAGGGAAAGGAAAATAAAATGATTAACTTTAATGCTTATGTTATCGAAGTTGAAGAGGACAATTGGTACAATGTTTGCATTGAAGGCGTTCTCAAGGCTCCCGTTCGTAATAATGGTTGTTTTGACGATACCGTTACTACGTTCGAGTCAGCACTTGTAGCGGTTGTCGAACTTTCGTTGAGCAACGATTATGATTACGTTGAAACTGAGCGGTGTTTGTCTAAGAAAGGTCGCCCGTGCCGCAAGTATGTTATCTCGATTGATAACGGCGACTGATAGACAACAATAAGCCCCTAGGCGTAACCCTAGGGGCTTTACTTGTTCTCTGTCGCTATTTGTCAGATTTTTTGCAGTTTGTCGATTTTTTCGGTCAGTGCATCGATTTGTTTTTGCTGTTCTTCGATTGTTTTGGCGAGTTGTTTCAGCATTCCGGGTATTTCAAAGCAAAGAGTGTTGTAAACGTTGCCCCCCGGCGCGGTGTTTTTGAAGTTATATTGCATGATGCCGTCACGAATGCGTGTTGGTAATTCATAGGTAAGCAAATTGTACATGTTGCCGCCCGGTGTGGCGTTTTTCCCGTCCGGCTTGTATGCCCAGTTCCAAACTTCATCCCCTGCGCTAGCCATTGTTGTACCTCCTATTATCTTGTTGGCTTTGTCGATTACTTGTTGATATGGTAGCCCGTTTGGTGCTAGGTCTGGACATGTGGCGTGGTTGGTGCCGCTGATTTCTCGATGCAGCCATACGTTACCACGCGTCCCGTCATGCCATAACATGCCTAACCCGTAACGTTGCGCTATATCGGCGCAAAGTCGGGCACTGGCATTGATACATGCTTGCGTGCATTCCGCTTGCGCTATACCGCCCTCATGTTCGATTGATATGGTTGACATGTTCGATTCGTAATTGGCATCTGACCATGAACCGTTATCTTCACCCACATACTGATGTATTTCGCCATTGGCTCCGATACCGTAGTGCGCGCTCGCCTGACTGGATGAACGTGAAAACACACTATCGGTACCTGCCAGAAAACCGGCCATAATATGCAGGGTGATGTGTGTCACCTTATATCCGGCTCGTCCATTGTAGTGATTTGGCGAGCCTATCCATTTAACGCCGTCCATTATTCCGCCCCGTGCTTACCACTTGTGGATTGAGCGAAAATTTGCATAAATGGCGCGTTTTTTAATTCGGGATTGATTTCGGTGACGTTTTCGAGGATTGACGTGAGTTCGATTAGACAGATTCCGCCGACCGTGCAGACAAATACGGACATTGGCAGTCCTAAGTCGATATGCCGGTTCACTTCGTCGATGAACCATGCCACCAGTACAAGCATAAGATAGGCGAACTTGTGCCCTAGTCCCTCCCGCATCTTTCGCGAACTCAAATTGTCCCGCATGATTGCTTTTACTACGCCAGTAACGTAGTCGATGCTAATGAAAAATATGGCTGCAATGGTGCACCATATGTCCGCTTGCGTCATTATATTCCTCACTTTCTTATGCCTGATTGTTGCAATAAGCCGCCAAGAATCATGCTAAATTCCGCTTTAATCTGCGGGGTTTCAAACCGTAATCTACCGACGCGATAGGCGTTCAGTATTTTTTGCGTCATGTCGTCGGAGCGCTTGAGCATTATGCAATTATTGTCTACAAGTCGATAATCGAACGTGAAATTACGGGTGACTTTCGGCTGTTTTTTTGTGATGATATACAATACTTCGTCGGTATCGCTTAATTGCTGATAGACGTTAAAAACACCGTATTCGGTGGTTTTTAATGTGAACGCATATCCGGCGTTATTAAAATCACTGATTAGAGTATTGGCGTTATCTCTAAAATTATTATTAATTGCATAATTCGCATAATTTTCGTCATGCTTGCGTAAAAACTGCCCGAATCTTGACGTAGCCACCTTTGCGCTGAACCCGCCGTAATCAGCTAATTCCACCATGATAAACCCGTCGCAATATCGCCGATATTGCGTATGATTGTCCAACTGCGGTTTAAGATTGATATTAAACGCGCTAAAATACGGGTTAGCCAGCGTTACCGCATTGCTGCACATGATGACCCTAACACGGTCATTCCATCTATCGACGGTATTGTAAAACTCCTCTAGCGCTGTGACCTCTCCGCCGAGATAACGCATATTATCGGGGAATATTTCATCAAAAATTATCGTGCGTACGCGCGGGTAGGCCACCGACTTGACTTGTCCTGCTTGACTGAGGGCAATGAAGTACCCCATGATATGCCAAGTTGGCCGACGTTTTCCGTTCTTGTCGGCCACGGCGTCCCGATCGTCAATCCAATGGCATTCCGCTTGATTGCCGGAAACGCGAAACTCCAGTTCCGGGTATTGTTCCGCGATATCCGCGAACCATGTCCCCTTATTCTTTTGTTCCTCTGCCGTCCGGCGTAGGTAGATGAACTGCCAGTGTTTTTTAATCCAGTCACCGATTACGAGCTTCTTGGCACCATACGTCTTTCCGAGGCCGCGTGCTCCGATGATGAACATCCAAGGAGCATGGTACGAGAGGACGCGGCCATAGTCGTAATAGTCATGCTCTTCAAGAATTTTCACCATGCTGCTCATTATACCATAAGCCAAGAAAATCGGTACATATGTACCGGTTCCACTCAGTCGGTGATATACCGGCGTATCTCCCAGCGGCTCGCCATGCTCATTTCACCCGACGCGGTGAACAGATTCGGCCCATTGCCCGGTCCCCCGTGCGATAATGTTTCGTCCTTGGAGTCTCCGGTGAACATTTCCACATGGTCCCATGCCTGAGTATATGCGCCCCAGTCTAGTAACAGTAGGTCGGCGGCTTGTGCCTTGGCGATAGCATCCGACACCGATGTGTCGGAGCTGCCGCAGACGCGGGTGCCCTTGCTTGCCATCTGGCCTGTCCATGTGCCCACGTCGATGCCCAGCACGTCCTGATACGCTCGCCAGCATACACTGGAGCAATCGCCGTACCCGCTTGAATCGGGGTCTAATCGCCCCGCACCCTGCGAGTACGTGTATTTGCCGATGCGTGACCGCAGCCATTCCGCGACTCGCGCCGCATCCTCGCTGCTGCTGCCGGAACTGGAACCGCCGCCAGTCTGACCGCCGCCCGGCTTGGTTGATTCGGAAGTCTTGTATATCCATGTCTGTGCGATGCTTTTCACAAAAATGGCAGTACTGTCCCCGCTGTGGTAGATAAGGTTATCGCCCTGCAATTGTATCCACGCGGTACTCGCGGGTTTCCCGTCGATGCCGGACTGGTCGCCTCCCGGCGTGTCGGACGGTTCGGAGGTCTGACCAAAATCAGGAGGCGCGCTGGTGCCGTCCCACGATTTCAGTAGGTTATACGCGGTTGTATACCGATTGCGGTACTGGCCCAGCACGCCGTCCGCCAAGATTGTGGTGTAAATCAATTCCAGCGTGGCGGTTGCCGAGCATGATGCAAGCACGCGCTGCGCCTGCGCGGGGGATTGATGATAAGCGCACGCCCACATGATACGCTCTTTCACATTCCCTTCAGGAAAACTGAAATTGGTCATAGTGGATTGGTATCCGTTCCAATCTGCCTCCCATTGCGCCTCTTGGAAAGCATGGTTTTCGTCCCGCTGTGCCCACGTTTTCCACGCATTGCCCTCGGCGGTGGATAGGTAGCGTGCCGTCCAGTTGATGTCATTCGCCTGTACCTGCTGCGTTAGTGTAGGTGCTGCCGCGGCGAACGTGGCCCACCCGTCCGGGTCGGCGGTGCGCCCTCGTTCCAAGAGATTGCGGGCGCGACTGCCATACCATTGCATCATGCCCATAGTGATGGCGTCAACGTAGTTGCACGCGCCCCAATCGCAATTGCTCTCAACCGTGCCGATAACATACATCGCGTATAGTGCTGTATTATCCATGATAATAGTATACCCCACGGCGCGGAGCCGTGGGGTATGGATTATAGGTTATGGGTTATGTCACGCCCCAATGTAATGGTGCGCTGTCGCGTAGATTTCAGTGTTGTTGGGAATGCCTGTCGTGCATCCCACTAGTCCCATATTTGCCGAATCCACGGCCGCATAAACATTCCCGCTAAAATATGAGGCATTGACGTGGAAGTTGTCGGCCATACTCAACCCGTAGCAGGTTTTCACGATTCCTTGGTATGCTTGATGGTTGTTGACCACAGTGACCTGTGCGGAAAAATCATAGACGCCATTCGAGCAAGTCGAAGACGAATGCTCGATAATACCGTGATTATCCGCGCCCGTCACTCCGACCGACCAGTTGTTATGAATGCTGTTTTCAGTAAACAGTGATTCGGCCATCAGCCTCAAGAGCTGCCGTTGTCCGGCGTCGTTGGGGTGACTGAGGTCAAGTGTGCCCCCGAGAGTGGATGCCCAGTCTTGACGACCATTAAGCCATTCCCATGCGTACCGGATTTCATGGACATTGGGAACCTGCGCGATTCCCTCTTCAATCGCATTGAGAGTGCTCCATACGTTGCTGTGTCCGCGGTCATATCGGAAAATACCCTGAATGCCCAACACAACCGGCGCTACATGAATAGTGGCGTTAGGAAAATTTTCCAGAGCGTACTTGAGTGTATTGACCACGGCAGTAGTTACCTGAGCGTCGGCGGTACGTTTGTCGTCGGCTCCGCCCGCGATAATCACGTGCGTAACCGTCTCTTTATTGGACGCGCTCTGAAGCTGCGTCAAGAACGTGGGAGCGTTGACGAATCCGGCATTATCTTGCGCAAGATTCTGTACAGACTCCGCGCCAATATAATCCTTGAAAAGATTGCCCCACGACTTTGCAGTAGACGACAACTTCGTGCCATGCGTGATAGAGTCGCCAACGATAACAATGTTGTCATACGTCTTTCGCCACGGCATGAAGCCATGAATCTTGTTATCGACCTCGGTAATTCTCTGGTTCAACTGCTGCGCGGTGCCGGAATATCCGCCCTGCTTGGTAAACGTCGTGTCCGCCTGAGTCTTGGTGTACACATTGTCGGCGTCCGCTTTGCCTCCGACACTATCGGACAATTCCGACACGGTGCCTTGCAGTGCGGTTAGGTCGGTGTTTTCCGCCTTGCCGTTGATGTTGGACATGAGATTCTGTGCAGTCGGCAGCGATGTGACGCCGAGTGCGTTAAAATAGCCATCCAGCTTAGCAATATCAGTCTTGTTGATCTGCGCAAGACCTGCCGCGTTGTCGGCGGATTCTTTCGCCTCTTCCGCCGCCGCCTTTGCCTCGCCCGCCGCTGTGGTTGCGTTGTTCGCCGCCGCCGTCGCCGTGGTGATGTTGGTGGCGTTGGCGTACATCTGATTGTCTATTTTCGTCATAGCGTCGGTGAAGTCACCGCGCCACGACGGGCGGTCGTTTGGATTGTCGCCAAATGTCGGCAGATTGTAGTGTCCAGTGTGTTGTGTGGTAGACATTGTTATTTTCCTTTTTTTCTAGGCTTCAGCGTTACCGACGCGGACGATGCCGTTCGCGTCCTTGTACATCGAATCAAGTTCGGCCGCCGTCAATCCGAGCGTGCCGGGCTGTGAGGCGGTTTTATCGACCTTGCCCGCAAGCCCCGAGGTGAGGGCGGAGGTAGCGGCGAATCCGCTCACGTCCGGGATGTCGGTCTTCTTGGCGATGGTGCTCGCCACGCCCAGCGGAGAGCCTGACGTACCGTTGCCAGTAAGGTCGGCGGTGTGCGACACCGACGTAAGCCTGCCCGCGGCGGCAGATGCGATATCGTCCGCGTTTTGCTTCATCTGCGCGTCAATCTTCGCCATGTCGCCGTTGTAATCAACGAGCCATGTGGGGCGGTCGGAGCCGACGAACTGGTTGAGCTGGTAATTTTCTGTCTTGTTGGTCGCAGTCATGGCAATTATCCTTTCCTATCGAAATTGTCTGCGGTTGGATTGCGTTCGACATAGCGCGCATCCGCTTCAGGTCGCGTGATGAACGACATGTCGGCAGGTGGGTTCTCAGGCACGCTCTTACCGTAGGGGAATTGTGAGCGTCCCGGAAAATCGCCGGGGACACAATTGTCAACGGCGGTTGCCCTCAAGTCGTATTCGCGGGCATTAAGGGTAAGCCCGTCGTATTCCTGAGCGGTCAACCGCATGGCGTCGTAGTCTCCCCAGAATAATCCGTGGTTGCGCGAATTGTCGTACATGCCGCCCAACACTTGCCCGAGCGGTTGCGTAACTCCGTAGACCGGTGATGTCGCCGCCCCCTGCTGTTCCATTTCGTGAATCAGCGAGAGCAATTCCGCACGCAACGCGGCCATGTCCTGATTGAGCTGTGCAATGGTATCCGCGAAGGCTTTGTCTACGGATACCGCTAGGTCGGCTGTGGCTTTTTCAACTTTGCTTAAGTCGCGCTGGGTGATATCGAGATTGTGGCGTAAGCATTCGATTAACTGTAAGGTTGTCAACCCATCTCGATAGGTGAACGGAATGGATGTGGGTATCCCGTCAAATAAGCGTTGCCGTGGAATCAAAGCGTTGATAGTGACCATGATCGCCCTCATTCTCCATAGTTATGGCAGTTATCGAATATTGTATCATAAGTGCCCCACACCTGCATGAAGCATGGTTCGAGGCTGCGAACGATTTCCATGTCCACGTTGATAATCGCCTGCCGGTACTCTTGAATCAAGCTCATGGCGCTTTGGCTACGCCCGGTCACATGGCTCTTGCCCTTGGAATTGCTCGAATCATGTTGGTAGTCGGTTGCGCTTTGCGCCGTGGTGTGGCTGGTTGAATTCTGGGAACTGGACGCGGTGCCGGAGCTGTCCGCCTGTGATTCGTTCGCATGGGAGGCGTAGCGGGCGAAGTCGCCTACAACGCCGGTCTGCGGCACGTCGCTATCGAAGCTCTTGGACGTGGTGGTGCTGGAATTATCAGACTTGGACGTGCTGGAGCTGGTCGAATCCTGCGCGCTGGACGCTTTGCCGGACGACTGGGATTCGCTGCCGCTCTCGCTGTCCGTCGTCATGTCCATGGAGTCCAACGGATTGTATTCCAGGTCCAGCGTCCGGTAGCGTTCGTTGAAATATGGCATGATTTCCGCCATTGTCATACCTAGATAGAAGATGAATTGCTGCGCGGTCTCCTGTCCTATCTCCCTGAGCGCGTAATGGCGGATAATCTTCTCGTTCAACCCGGCGCGATGTTCTTCGCGGTAAATCGGGTAATAGTCGGCGCTAAGATGCAGCTTGTCGTCGGTATCGTATCCGAATGCAATAAGATTGCCGAGGGTTTCGGTGTATTCTCCCGGCGTCGCCATCGCATAGACGCTAAAATCCTGTGTCACAATACACCTCCGATACCCGCGTCGTATGATGCGGGCATATCAATATCCGTCGTTCCCGAAGCGCTAGAGTCAAGCGCGTTGGGCACGCCGGAGCTTTGCGCGTCCGCGTATTCCACCCAGACATTAAGCTGCGGCCACAATCGGTTAATCTCGGTCGCCGCCGTCTGCCGCGCCTTGAGGAAACTTAGGCGGAACACGTCTACTTTCTCGTTGGCTTGCGCCACTTCGTCCGAGATAAGCCGTTCCTTTTTCTCCGTGCCGGACGATTGAATGCCAAGATATCCCAACACCTCGTTAGTCACCTGCGCCTTCTGCTGGATGAACTTATCCAGCAAATACGGTGTCGTGTTGGGCCACGGCTGGAACGTGCTGCCGGGGTCAAGCGAATCGTATCCGATAATATAATCCTGACCGTCCTGCCGCTGTTGAAGCATGTTCTGCACGGTGAGTTTGGTGCGAGGGTCGGCGGTAATGATGGTCGGCAGTTTCAAGCTCTCCAAGTTCACGTCGTACGCCTTATCGATGTCGGCGAGGCGTCGCGCGTACTGCCATAACGTCGGCTTGAATCCGACGCGCATTCGATTATCCCAAATTGGAATACATTCCGAACCCGCTTTGAGCTGCCGGTAATGGTAGTTGACCCCTACCGGTTCGAAACGTGTCGGATTGTTGTACACGTTCAATCTGCCCTGATAGCCCGCCTGAGTCACAAGGAACCTGCCAATACGCGTGTCCTCGAAAAACAACGCGCAACCGTATTCGCACAGACATATTTCCAGCCAACGTTCATCCACAGTGGGCGGCAATCCGCGCCAACTGAAACGGTTCAACGCGAGTTCCATCAGCAAATGAAGATACATGTCATCAAGTGTGGCCGCGCGTGTTTTCGCGTAATTGCCACGGGGGTGCAACGCGCCGCCAACTCGATTCTTTTTAGATCTACTCATATTGTCATTATATCACTCGTAACCAATGCCCGGCAGTGGCTCATTGTCCGCCCAGTCGGTCACGCCGATGTATTCGGGCTTGCTCCAAACCGTCACGCCACGTTCGAACATACCCTTAATGGTCAAGCGGTATTCTTCCGGCAACGTGCCTCGCACGTATGCTTCCTGCATCTGCCAGAAAGTGAATTTATCCATGCATTCCAGTGAGGCGGGAGGGGTAACGAAACGCTGGACAAAATATCCGTAGCGCAACATGTACTCACCTGCCGCCCTCAACGCGCTCGGCGCACACGTCTTGAACCTCACCAACACACCCATGATGCCGTTGCTTAGGTTGAACATGTCACCGCCGAGCGCCCCCGAAGTGGTCGGGGGAGTCAGTTGCATCTGCTGCACCTGAGCGTTGATTCCGGCGATGGCGTTCTGGTAATCACCTTGAGCCGCATATGAAGCCAGTCCGTAATTCGCTTGCGAGACAATGGCGTTGAGCTGGTTGCTCAGTCCGGTCGCTCCGCTCGCGTATGCGTTGGCCTGCGACGTGGCCGCCGCATTGGTGGCGATCTGATTGGCAGTACTCGCCGCCGCCGTGGAATTGGAGACGGCGGCAGACGAATTGATGCCGTAATTGGCGATATCCGTTCGTGCGGAGCCGAGGAATGCCCCGCCAACCGCGTTCACCGCGCCTAACGGGCTGCGGGATGCGACGGCGTTCAGTCCCCCGCCAATGATTCCAGCCATACCGTTGAGATTGTTGCTCTTGATATTCTGTTCCACTTGGAGATTGGCCATCTGATTGGTTTGATTTTGCCCTATGGCAAGAGACTGGTTCAGCGCGTTTGCAGTGATGGCATTGGTTGCCGTCCTGTTCTCATTCGCCCAATTGGTTTGCCGTGCGGCGTATTCGCGCTGCAATGCGGCATTGGAGTTGGCCACGTTTGCTGAAGTCAAGGCTTTATCTCTAGTCCATTGAGCCGATTCCTGCGCGTAGGCGCGGGTGTACGCGCTGTTCGCCATAGCCAACGCGCCGCCGTTGTTGACCACTGAAAAGTGAGGCAGATTGGTGATGCCGAAACTTGCGTTGAGCATTTCGCCGCCGTCTATCGGAAGGCCCATATCTTTGCCGTTAATGCGCAGCGGGACCGTAGTACTCGCTCCGGCCTCATTATATCCGGGAACGTAGAAATTGATTCTTGCGCCGGACGGCGCGTAAGTGTAGGTTTCACGGATAGTGAGCGTGTCGGATTGAATATCTTCAGGTCGGTAGGTGATAACGGTACCGTTCAGGCAGCTGCATTCGATAAGGCAGAACGGATAACAATAGAGTTTGCGCAGATTCCGGTATCGGGCGGGGATGTTGAATTTATTACGAAAGTTCGCAACGGACATAACGTCTTCGTAGCGTAAATCCGAATCGAGAGAAGAATTGAAAGAATAAATATTGCCATATTCCTCTGACACTGCCTGCCCGTAAATCTCCGTAACCTTATGCCCATATCGGCTCACGTAGTCCTGTGGGATTTTCGGCACCATGTAGACGGCGCAAATGCCTTGCGTTATCCAAGGAAACAGCGTGCCAAGAGCCATGATGTTGGCGACATACGCCATTCGGTTTTCGCAATAGTAGACGGAACAGCCGTCCGTCTCCTGCTCGAAGATGGCACCGGTTGCGGTGGTAAGCTTTGGTTCGGAAACGTTGCCGGGGTCGTCGGTGAGATTCGTGGTGCTGACCACAATCAGGCCGTAATCAACCCAGTCGACGCCGCCACCGTCTATGTCATAATGCTGGCCTTCGATGATGCTCTGGTATTCCTGCGATGTCGTGATCATTTCACCGCCGGTATCCAAACCTTCCGGCAATGCGAGATATGTGCGCCCATAGTCATTCCACTGTCGTTCGTTGGCGACGCCGATATGCCCGCGCGTCACATAGCAGCTGCCGAATGTGACGTCATGTTGGAAACTCTGCCACACGTCCAGCATCAAGACCAGTTGCGTGCAATGGGCGTTGACGTATTCGACGCGCTGGATGAAGTAATACCATGCGCGTGGCCCCTCCAAACCGGGGTAGTCGTTATAGGCTACGAGATAGTTCCAGTTCGACGTCTCGTTGAATGGCAGTTCGACGCGGGCGGGCGCGTTGAAAATATGCATGGTGGCCGGACGGCATTCCACGCCGTCCAGTTCGTCGAACCATTCCCGCTGTGTTTCACGTGAAACAAACCGGGCAACATCCCTGTAGGATGCATCCCACGGTACGCGGCAGAGTTTCAGTGTGGTGTTTGGCGTCCATTCGGCCCAAGAAAAATTAGATTCCACATAAGGGTTAGCGTCGTTAATCATTATCGTCCTCCGGTATGGCAAGGCCCGGAGCAATCACGTGGATTACGCTCCGGGCCTTGTCCTGCATCACACCGTGAGAGAGAGTAGCCAACCGGCTACCCTCCCATTATATCACTCTCCGGTTACGATCACGCTCTTCTTGCCGGACACGCCGAATAGTGTGGCGGTGATATCAGAGCTGCCCGCCTTGACGCCAGTCACCACGCCAGACTCGGACACGGTGGCGTTCGCCGAAGTGCCGGACGTCCATGCCGCCTGTGCCGTCACGTCGGCGGTACGTCCGTCAATCATGGTCGCCACGGCAGTTGCCTGTGCCGTATGTCCAACAGTCACGTTCGGAACGGTCACGGCAATAGACGCGATGATGGACGGGTTGAATCCGATAACGCCGTCGCCGACCACTGGCACGTCCAGAGCCGCGGACACGGTTCCCGGCACTTCCGGGGTCGCCGGATTCGTGTACAAGGCGGTTGCGGTAATCGGGATAGTGGTGTTCGGTTCATCGAGACCGACCACGAGCACGCCGGTAGGCGAAATATACGTGTAATCGCTCTTCGGCTTAGCGGTGTCGCCAATGCGGTACTCGACCGCGTTCGAGCGGAACGTGGCAGTACCGTCATTAGTGATAGTCGTGTCGGCGGTGACCTGCACCGCGCCACCACGCGCCACGTCGCTCGGGGTTTCCGCGCCACCGCCATACATGGCAAGCTTGAGTTGGAAGGTCGGCGTTTCGGCCTGCGTGCCGGTGGGGGCCACCACGTTGGCCGTGGACGCCGCGCCAGTCCAGAACATCACGGCGGGGGCGAAGCCGGACACTGAGATGATGTGCTGGACATGCAGATAATGGTTGACCGAATTGATGTTTACCGGATTGGTCTGCTGGGTCATCTCGTTAATGACCGGAATATCAATCAAAAACTTGTCGGTAGTCAGGATGGCTTGCACGCCATCCATACCGAATCTGTCCTGCGGAATGACGATAATCCGGTCAATGGTCGGCTCGGCGTCCGTACGCTGGAATACCGTGGCGAGGCCCTGCACGTCAAGCGCCGACTTGACTTCGGGGGAGCAGAACAACACGAGTTCATCCGGGCGGGCGAAGGTCGGCATGTGGCGAGCGTTGTACTTGGTGGAAACGAATTTAAGCGTGTCGGCCCACGCGCGGATCTGGCGCAGCATGTCGCGGGCGTCGGTTTCCGAACTGCCCATATTGTTCAGGTCGTTGTCCATATGAACGCGCCAATATCCGCCGAGCTTCGCGTACTCTACGAACTGGTGGCACAGAGCTTCGAAAAGGTCAACTTCGGCCGCATTGTAGCAGGATGTGAGAATCTGCGAAGTGAGCGAGGCCAAACCGTTTTCGGACGTGAAAGCACGCTGAAGCGTCTTGTCATCCGTGGTCGCCGGATACCAGTGGGCAAAATCCAGACGGTGATAGAGCGAATCCACGTCGATTTTCCATTTACGGAAGTTATCCGCGCCGAGGTATTCCGCATCAGGGTCATAGACCTGCGCAAGCGGCATTCCCACGGCGATTTCCTGCCACGTGTCGCCGTACGCCTGCGATGCGCGCTGGAAAACGCTAAGAGGATTGTTCCAACGCCACGTGTTCACGTAAGTGCCGCCGATGCGGTTCACCAGCGCCGAATAAAACTCGTTCTTGAGCTGGGTGGACGACATAAGCGTAGCCATCTGCCTATCCATGTTCATCTGAGTGGCCGAGGGCATTCGTCGCTGGTATTCCGGCGATGCCTCGTTGCGAATCATGTTAAGAATCTGGGCGTTATTGAACTCGGTGAGCGGTCGAAGCTGCTGCTTCGGCGTCACCACGGGAGTAGTTGCCATGATATCTTTTCCTTCCTAATTGTCAGTCTTCGTATAGGTCGTCGAACGTGCTGTAGGTGCCGTTGTAGTCGTCGTCGGTCATTTCATCGACCGATTCCGGCGTCGCATTATCGTCGGGGCCATCGTTCAGCACGTGGTCGGCGGCGGCGTCGCGCATCGCCTCAACGGTTTTGGACAATTCCGCCACGGTCGCCTCCAATGCGCTCAACCGGTCGGCCATGTCGGCGGTCTTATCGTCGTCCGCGTCTTCAGGTTCGTTATCGTCCTGCGTTTCAGGCTCCGGGTTCGGCGTATTGTCGTCGGCGGTTGCGTCCGGTTCGGTGTCGGGCGTGGTGTCCGGCTTGTCGTCGTTTTCGGTGTCGTCCATAATCACCCCTTAAGGTAGATGGCACGGCGGCAATCACGCCACCGTGCCGGATTGCTAGGCTGTGCGGGTTCCCTCGCCGTCGATGGGCTTTGGCTAAGCACGTCTACATCCGACCGAATCGCCTTACCGATTGCCTACCGGTCGGGCCATTGAATCGGCTTGGGACGCACACCCCGCTACCGGTCATTATAGCACAAAAAAACAGCCGTCATCGTTGACATGGCGTGACCTCGGTAGAAAATCGTCGTAGGGGATGGGGGCAGTCCGATGCACGCCACTCAACCTCATTACCGTGCCACCGTCTGTTTCCACACCGCAGTATTTGCGATTGCCGAGGATGCGGAGTTTTTCGTAGGTGTGGTCGTTTTTCCACGCGCCCAGTTTCTTGTCGTCCGTTTCGATACCTGCGGGCGCGTCCAGTCCATCCAGTATTATGCCGTCCGTGTCGGCGTAGAGCACACGACCGGTGTTCGCATTCATTGCGCGGGACAGTATTTGCCTTCCGTAGGCGTTGACATATGCGGCGGTTGGCAACCATGCGAGCGAGTTGGTTGACTCAGGTTTGTCTACGGTAAAATCCACACCGCCATCGCCAGAGGGTTTCGGGTGCAGCATAGGCCGGTAAAGCGAGGCCCCGAATTTTCCCGCCAACGAATTAAGCAATAGTTTCGCCATCTGCCGACGCTCGCCGGTTTCGGTTTGTTTCACGTGAAACCATTTGTCGACGTAGTTGTAATAAAGTCCATGCGATTTACGGAATTTCCAACCGCCGATATAATCCCACACATGGACGTCATAGTTTTCCGTCAAGGTCTGCCAATCCACGTCGGTTACTGGCATGGTGACGACGCCTAGCGTACTATCCATACGTTCGCCCTCGTACCCCCATACCGGGAGGATGTTTGTGAGTGTCGCCGTTTTTCCCGTTTTCAGCCGCGCGTCGAACGAAATAACATCGATATGCAACGGATACTCGGCGTCATAATGATATTCCCCTTCATACCAGACGGGAGAGCCTACCGGCATGGCAAGATCGCGCATGATGCTCGGATAGAGGCTGTTCACATCCCAACTCCTGCAATCCCGATATTCACCCGGCCTGCTGTACACTATCGCCCCATAGTATGCGGGGCGCATCCGATGATATTCCGCTTTATCCAATGGCGGAAAGTGCCGCTTGAATCCTGCGTAATCTCCCCCGATGTAATCGGACATCGCTATAGACGCTATCGTCGTACCCTTGAAATTCAGGGCGTCGCATTCCCGCGCGATGTTCCACGTGGTTTCCAAGTCGGTGGCTCCCCCAAACGTTTCACGTGAAACATTCAGTCCGTCGTCGCGTGTGATGTTGCGCACGTCCAGAAAATCCACGGTAATACCGCCCATGCGCACGCGGAAACTGTAGAAATGGCCGCGAATGTTGAAAGTGCCCCAGACTCCATCTTTGGCCGGATTCGATTGCAAGGGCAGTCGTTGCAATAGTTGAGCCGCTATGGGCTTGATGTCCTGCCATCCGTGAGCGCACCATACGCGCGTATGATGGTCAAGCATGGTTAGTCGAATGACGGCTTCCGCCGTCAATGGCGTTATACCGTCATCCGTTAATAGTGTTGCGCCGTCTGTTGCCGCCGTTCGACGCTCTCGCATGTTTCCATCCTTTTTTTTAGTGTCTTGCTGCGCTAGTCATCCATTCGTCAAGTCGTGTCTCTACATCCCCTGCGTCCGATTTAGTTTCCCATTTGTGTGCCTTATCATTATACCACGTTGCTTCGCGTACTACGGTGCTGAAATTCGTGTTGTTTATCAGCCATCGTTTTTGACGGTTCGACAACGCGGCGAATCTTTGAGCTACGCTAGAGTCGAACGCTTCGAGTTGCTGTGCGACCTTATCAAAATTCGAAACACCCTCGTTCTCGGGAACCTTCCTAGTTCCCGCACGTAATGGCGCACGTCCAATAAGTCCGGCGTATTCAAGCATTTCTCGCTCAAGTTTCCTACGGCTTCCTTCTCGCATCATCGCACGAGCATGGCTTATTCCACGCTCTGTGCCGAACACGTTCGCACGGCTTCGTATGAGTTCGTCGCGTGCCGAACCGCCGACCGTGTGAGTGCCCAGCACGTCGAACGGAGATTCCCCCGCGCGTTCCATTTCACGCATTTCGCCTACGGTGTAGCGGGCCATACTCAAGGCTTCGAATTGTTGGGCACGCTTGATTTTCTGCCGTGCCTCAATGCGGCGGCGCTGCTGTTGCCGCAATGTTTTCCGACGTTTCGACGGGGCGGCGGCGATTTCCGCGTCAGTAATCAGCGGCCGCGCGGCCATCTCACGGTCAAGTTTCGTAATATGAACGTCTGGTACAACCTGATACGGCTCGTTATCTCGTGCCCTTAAGGCCTGCTGTTGTTCTCCGAACTCCTGCCCGATGCGGCGTGCGACCTGCTCAAGTTGCCGGGCACTGAGATTCCCTAAAAACGTTTCGGTGATTCGTTTGGGGAGGCGTCCGGTACTGTAATCTCTAACTGCCCGGTCTCGGCGTACCTGTGCCGACCTGATTGCGGCATTGCGTTTCAGATTGTCAGCGCGTCGGCGGTTTTTGCGTTTTGCCACGGCATCTCCCTTGTGAGTATGAAACACCCCTCGCCGCAAGGATGAAAACGGCGGGGGGTGAGTCTGGCGGCAACATCCCTATAGGGACATTGCCACGATATCATACGGTGCGGACAATCGTGTTACTTGCGCTTGCCTTCCGACACCAGTTCAAGGTCGAAGAACTTGTAGCCACGGCGGCTCTTCTTTTCCACCACCTTGAGGGCAAGCGGCTGATTCCACGTGTCCGGCGTGCCGAAAATGGCAAACAGATTGCCGAATGCGTGCGCCAGCGTGGGGGAGGCGGCGGCAAAATCGCCTTCCTCCGCGTGAATGACTACGCGGGTAGACGAATTGATTTCACCAGTCTCCTGATTGGCGACTTCGATAGCCTGCGCCAGCACGTTGGTGACATGCAACGGCTCGTTAAGGTGTTCATCCACCTTATCGGCGGTCTGCATCGCGCTGTACAGCGCCATCTTGCCGTCCATCGTGGAAGTATCGAAGAAGTGGGATACGGCGTTGGTGCCGTTCGCAGAAAAGTTGTTGCCGTTCGTTACGGTCAGTTCGTTGTCAGCCATTAGTGTTGCCTTTCCTTATAGGGGTTATTAATTATTTTCCTCGGTGATAATATCATCCTCGACCACGTTACCGTTAACCGGCCCCGGATAGTCGATAATGGTATCATCTCCAAATTCGCAATTAGCCCAATAAATCGCCTCATCCATGCGCGTTGCCTGCGCATGATACTCGGCGGACATGGGTAGCATGTCCTTGTTGATTTTGCGGGCTTTCTTCATAGCCATGTCAGCAGTACGACACGCGCCATTTACGACCACCTCGGCGTCAACGAGTTTACCGTTTTCACCGCGCGAGATGCCGCGCACAATACTGTAATGCTTAGCCCTCTTAATGTATGCCATAATCATACCACCTTATCTTATTGTTGCTGCTGTTGCGACATTCTTGCAATGTCTTCATCAGTATACCGCACGTCGGTGAGATCGTCAAAACATCGACACGCAATTTTGACGACAGTCTGGGCAAATTCGTTGCCATCCCAGACTTTGCACATTTCATAACATGTCGCGCCCTTGACATGACAGACGGCGCACCACGCCACCATTGCCGGAGCATAAATAACGCCGCCCAGCATTTCAATATCCTGGGTTCTCGCCAACGCACCGATGCGAGATGTGCGAGGGGACAGTGACAAGCAAACGTTTGCCGCATGTTCCACACCGTCGGCGAACGCCACTTGCGACCCTTGAGGCTTATAAAAGTTCTTGAGCAGGGTTATACTACGACATAATGTTTCCCAATCCCCTTCCCCTCGATTGTATTCACGCAAGTGCAGATTACGGCGACGACCACGAATAACACGGCGCACACGGTCATCATCCAGCACGCCATCATCAAACCAGTTCGTACGTTTATCGCTTTTATCAAAATTCAAATTCTTCAATTTCATAATCAAAACTCCAATGTGTCTTCGTTACTATCATAACCGTCAAGCCACGTCGTTTCCCACAGAAAACCGCTCGGGCAACGTTTCGGCGGATTATCCGCGCTACGTCTATGCTTCACACCTGCCCAAAACGCACGTAAACGCCAATATATGTTAGCATCAGGACAGTTGCCGCAAGTCCATGAATGAATCCAACCGCGAAAATACATGGCTAATTCCTCCCTAAAAGGGGAGTGAGTGCCAAGTTGGTAGCATCGGCGATGATATCGATCACTTGGTCGTAGTCACATGCGTCATACGGAGTTAATGCAACTGCATCAGTCAATCCGTCCATCGAATAAAATTGGACATCATACCGAAGTTCGTACACATTGCGGTGAGCGCAATACCATAACCCAACGTCACCGCCCCTGAACGGAGAATGGAACGTGGCAATCTTCCTATCATCCTTAACCATTTCATTTACCTCACAGATACGACACTAAAACGACGGAAACCACAACGACAACCGCCGTCCAACAAACAATATCCAACATTTCAACCTTCTAACACAATTCTATATCATGCCAAAGACGACAACAACACCAATAACACACGTGCAGATAACAAGAACAGAAGCGAACATGTCAAACTCCAAACTGCAAGGCTTGCTCTACAAGACGCGCATTCAATTCCGATTTATCCATGTGTTCGATATATGCCACACCCTCGTTCAGGTCAAACGAACTATACACGCTCGTCCAGTGCCCACAGACACCATCCCAGACATAGAAATTATAGTGTGGCGCGTAACCGCCATCGTCGTTACGATATTCCCAACGAAACCGCCATATGCGATTAGTCTTCATATCGGCTACATAGAACTTACCTGAACTCTTCATAATCACTCCCCCCTCCGGTCAGCCTGATAGTAGTCAACGGAACCGTCCGTCCGCCAATACTTCAAATTGGACAATTCCACGCCCGTTGCCCTGCGTAGTTCGCGGCGCATACGATTCCTTACGCCCTTGACGGTAATAGCGTTGCCCATCGAAAAATAGTGCGCGGTATTGTAATCAGTGAACGCCACCGTGATGAACTTGTGCCACCAATCAAACGAAACAACGGTGTTCATTTTTTTATTTTCCTTTCCCTCGAAGCGGACAACTACAGTATAACACACCACAAAAAACAACACACCGAAAGACGCAAAAAAATGCACGCAAAACAACACGCGGAATTGACAACGAAAACAAAGCAGGTAAAATAGAAGACAACAAAGAAG